ATAGACACATCTCTACCTCCTTTATCACTATGGTCATTAACATTATGTCCTATTTGATTTTCTTTTAATATTCTGTGAATTTCTTCAACTATCATTTGGTTGAAATTTCCAATTCTTGCAGAAGGAATATAAGTTATCCATTCTTTAAATTTAAAACAATTATAATGGGTTTTATTTTTATGATTCCTTCTATTAATATAAAAACTTCCTTCACCATCAAAAATACCAGCCAACCATCCAACATCTTCGGCAATTCTTACCTGCTGATTGTCCATTGTAACATCCCCCAAATTTTCACTTAAACAGTATTGGTGGGTTTTAGAAGTTTCCAGCATATAGCCAACTTTAATGTTCCCCTACATTTGAGGAACAACTAATCTTTCACCACCATCTTCTGTTCTTTTCCTTTCTTTGGCATGCATCCACCAAAAGAAAGGAATAGCACTAAAAATGTTGTCATAAATTGTATCTCTCATGTTCATAAGAGTCGTTGACAACAGACTATCAAAATTATATGTTATACTTGTTGGAGGCATATTATATTTTATCTCCTTTCACGTTTTAACTGTTCTTCTGCCTGTGCAAATGCTTCTTTTACATTTTTAGGTCTTGTAACCGTTGCTTCAGAAGTAACAGCGCTTGGTTTGCTTGTTTTAAATTTTCTTGCTTCTTTCATTTCTTTATACAATTTATAAATATCTACTTTCTTTTCGCTTTTCACCTTTAGCTTAGGTTCTCTCCCAAGTTCAGCAGAAGCGTATTTTCTTAATTTATCCAAATTTCTATACAAATTTGGATTTTCAGAACCTATTCTGTCCATTGTTCTTATAAACTCAATATCTTCTTTTATGCCATCATTCTTTTCAAAGAATGTCTCCAACTTTTCTTTAAAATTATCTCTGTCTATAGTTTGGTCTTTTTCAACCATTCCTTTTTTAAGATCAAATATCGCTTTTGCAAGATATTTGACAGTTGGAGTAAGTTCATTTTCTTCTGGCAAATTGAGTTGTTGCACGAACAATTCAGAAGGTTCTTTCTCTTCTCCTTCTCTTCTGACAACTTTTTCAGGAGCAGGAGCAAATCTATCAGCAAAAAATTGTGGATTTTGTTGAAAATAATCCCACAATTCTGCTTTTTTTGTAACATCTCCAATTCCTTGCATCTTTTTAGTATAAGATGCAAGCATTCTTTTAAAATGAGGTTGTAATTCTTTTGGTAAATCTTCTGGTTTAATAAATTCCAAATCTTCTGGAATTTCTTTTTTCTCAACTTTTTGTTTTTCTTTTTCTAAATCAACAATTTCTTCTTTAGTTAATTTTTTACCAGTTTCTTTTTCAACCGCTTCTATTTCTTCTTTTGTTAATTTAACTTCCTCTATTGTCTCTTCCGTTTCAGATGCTTGGACTTCATCTTCTTCGGCGAGTACATTTCCTAATGACTCGTCTAAAAATTGTTCGTCAGCATTTTTTGGCATAAAAATTCTCCTTTTCTTTTTATTTTTTTAAAAAAGGCATTCCTGTTGGGGTTGCTCCACCAGGAGATTCTCCAATTGGACAATTAGGAATACCTTGTAAAATTGGATTACTCTTACCTCTTTTTGCTTTATAACCATGTTTCCTTGCCTGATTATAAGCAATAGCACCGGCTTGTCCATGTCCATCAGGATAACCTTCTTTTACCAACATATGAATATTTTTACTGATTGTCGCTTGGCTTTTCCCTTTTTTTAACGGCATTTGCGTTCTCCTTTGCAAAAAGCGTAGCTAATTTTGCAGCTAATTTAGGATCATTAATTTTTAATGCTCCAATTCTACCAGTTTTTTTATATTCTTCTAATTTCTCTTTCTTAATTTCACTAAAAGTTTTTCTTGTTGATATTTTAGATAATGGCATAGAATTTATCAAAATTGCATTTGAACTTGACAATTCTCTATATTTCTTTACAGCCACCTGTATAATCCAATCCTCTCTTATTACATTCTTTTCTCAATTGTTTTTTACTTTTTATAAAAATTGGTTCATCTCCAAGATTTTTTTCCCAATAAGACTTAAAAGGAACAAAACGAGTACCAGTAAAAATTCTCCAAGCAAATCCATTACAAAATCTACATCTTATAACTTCTCGGTTATTTTTTTCAATTGATTCAAAAATATTATTACATCTACCACATTTAAAGTCATAAATAGGAATTGTAATCATCCTCCATATTATCTTGGATATATTCTCTTTCTTGTTTTTCCTGGTTTTTGTCTCATTCCTTTTTCTCTTTGTCCACTAATTCTATTTAATAAATCACCAATATTATAAGTTTGTTGTTGGCCTTTCTTCTTAATAATATCATATTCAGTTATATCATATTGTTTTGCTAACTGCATAATAAATTCACCAATATCAATTTCCTTATCTGTTGGCATTGCTAATATATTTTCAATACCAGGAATACTTGAAATTAAATCTAAAAATTTAACTAACTGTTCTCTTTCAACTTCTGGAACTTTTGGAGTTGTTGCTCCTATATCTATCTGTAAATCAAAATCTCCATAAATATTTTCTTTTGTTAATCCTTCTTCCCAATATTTTCCAATTTCTCCAGCTATTTCAATAGCAACCGGTACTCTTAAATTTGCTTGTAATTGATCTAATTTTTTCTTTGCTATATCTTTAGCAAAATCTTCAACAAGAGAAATAGCATCTTGACTTCTTAATTGTCCATATTTTTCTATTTGAGAAGATTCAAACATTGTTTTTCTTCTTTCAACAATTCCTCTTTCTTGTTCGGTTCTACCTGCAACCATCCAAAAATCAGCAAGTAATCTCCCCATATGTTCATATAAAGCAGGATCAACAGTTGCATCTTGAATTGGTTGTAATTTACCAAGCGCTCCCCTATTAACTTCTACTAACATTCCATCCTCTGGTTCTTTAAATTTTTCTTTTTCTTCTTCATCTGCAAAATATCCAGTTTCAAATTCATATTTTCTAAGAAATCTTTTTGCATGGATCATCAATATTGATCTTGCTTTATTAATTTCATCTTGGATTGGTTTTAATAATTTAACTTCTGATAATGGAAAAAATTCATCTGGAATTTCGTGAAATTTTAAAATAGAATAAGGATGATAATTAATTCCATCTGGAATATTATCCTCAAATAAAAATCCCAAATCTTGATTCTGTTGTCCTTCTGCATATATTTTAAACGATTCATCCTTGAAATCATATATATGTATTAATTTAACTCTTTTTAAATCATCTTTTACTTCTGTTTGTGATTGCATTCCATAGTATTGTTTATCTGTTGCAAAATGTGATTCTTTTACTTTATCTCTATTTTTAAAATATTCATTTGTTTTTACATCATCTAATCTTTGTATAATTTCTTCACCAATCCAATTCATATCATCAAGAAAATTTTTCTTTTCAGGATCAAATAACATATTTTTAGGAGAAACCCTTTTAGAGAAAAAATCTTCTGAATATAACAATTCATCTGGTTCAACAATCATTTCATTTGTCTCTGGATCAACAACTAATATTTCATTTCCATTTTCATCAATTCCAGCAATAACTCTTTGCCCCTTTTTAGGATTAGTTATAAAAACAGGATTATACCCATCCTTCACAATCCCTATCATCAACAAGGCATCAAGAGTAGCAAGACGAATTTCTCTTTTAATTTTTCCTTTATCACAAAAATAATTTAAAACCCATTCTGCAATTTCAGCAGAAGTTTTAAATTCTGGTCTTTTTGGTCTTACATAATAATGTGGATTTTGAAAATATAACATTGGTAATGTTGATCTTATATGAGCAAAAATGAGATTTATCATTATAACATCTGATAGTGCAGTTCTTGTTAAAGTTTCCCATTGTTCGCCCATAAAATAAAATTTATAAGTTTCATATGCATCAAGAGCATTTTTTCTATTTTCTCTGCTCCAACCAACACGATTTTTCCAAATATTTAATCTTTCTCTTTCGGCTTTAGTTACTGGCAATTTTAATTTTCTCCATTACTTCTTTTGTTTTATTCTCAGTTTCTTTAATTATTCTATCTAAATTAAAAACAACAACAGTACAATCTTTACAAATTTCAAACTTAACTGGTCCAAAAACTACACTTACAAAAGGTAATTTTTTATATCTACCACATAATAGACAAAATTGTGAGGGGATTTTCTCTTTTTCCATTATATTCTTCCCATTAATTTATTATAATCGGCTTGATAATCTTTAAAAAATTTAACTTTATCTTTATGCCATCTTTTAAGTTTATCTTTCCATGCATCTAAAGAATTTGGGCCTTTAGATTTAATTTTAAAATTTCTTGATGGAAATACTAATTCCCTAAACATTTGTAATGTATCTGCAAGATCATCATTTTTACCACGTGGAAATCTTTCTAATTCTTCTTTTAAAACAGGAGTTAATGGATGGTTTCTTGGAAAATAAATACATTTAGATTCAAACATTGGTTGAAGAGCCTTAATTTTTAATTCTTTAGATAATCTATTCCCCTGATCTATTGCTTGGACAGGAAGAACAATTCCTTCTCTTCTCATTTTTGCATCAACATACAATTTCAACATTAATTCATAAGTAATGGTTTCTATACCAACAACATTAGGAAACCAATAATATGACATTTCAATTAATTTATCAGCCAATGCCATTGGTAAAACTTGTCCTCTCCACATATCAAGAATATACCAATTGTTTTCACTATCAGTTGTTATTACCATTGAAGTTGAATAATCGCCCTTGTCTCCCTTTTTAGCAACATCAGAACACATAAATCTATGACCAATTGGAATTATTTCCCCATCATCTTCTCTTCTCATTTTTTGATAACCAGTTTGTTCATCAAATTCTTTAACCCAATCAAAATGTACCCACCATGAACTTTTAAATGTCTGCATTTCTTCTGGTACTGGGTCGAGCATATACAAAGCAGAATATAAATAAGAACCCATATTAATCTTAAGATTTTCCAATATTGAGAGAGGATAAACTTCTGGAAAAATTGATTTTTTATAACCATCTTTAATATATGTAGCTGGAATTTTAATTGTTTCAACATCATTCCATTTTTCAAGTTCTCCATATAAATCAGAATCATGCCATCTTGTTCCGATAACATCTATTGGAGTGTCAGGCATATCTTTTAATGCAAGACAAGCCTTAAAATAATCAAAAATCTTTTTTCTTAATTCTGGAGTTTCAAAAAATCCTGGGCTAACTAAATCATCAAATTTCATATATGTATAATGCCGAGAAACAACCGCAGTATCTGCCCCATGAGCTTCTATTGATTTTTCCATTTTAGCAAAATCTTTTCTATTAGGAAGTTCAATTTGAGATTTAGTCCAAGTAGTATCTGGCATTCTTACATTCTCTGGACAATACTGTGGATATAAATTTCTAAATAATTCGTTCCTTATAAAAACATCTCCAGTTTCAGAAACCATATCTTTTGAATTTGCCAAAACTGCTGATCCTACAAGAATTCTTTCAGATGGATTATTTAATAATAAAAATATGTTATGGGCAATATTCAATAAGCTGGTTTTATAAAAACCTCTTGGAAGTAACCAAAGTCTTATTGGTTTCTGTCTTTTTTCTTGGCACTTCTCAGCTATCTTCTGATGCCAAGTTGTCATTCTGTTGAACCCCAGAATTCTGGTAGCTAAGTAAAACAGGTCTTGTTTCCCTTTGCCCCTCATCTCCTCCAGTTTCTG